CTGTGTGAACATGTTTGGTTCATACAATGTGGGCTTGGTTTGTACCAACCACACATACGCAAGCCAGGATATGTTTGACCCAGACGACAAAATCAGCGGCGGTCAAGGTTTCATTTACGCCTCATCAATTGTTGTGGCCATGAAGAAGATGAAACTGAAAGAGGACGAGGACGGCAACAAGATCACTGATGTCATGGGTATCCGTGCTGGTTGCAAAGTAATGAAAACACGCTATGCCAAACCCTTTGAAGGTGTGCAAGTTAAGATTCCTTACACAACAGGTATGAGCCCATACTCAGGTCTTACTGACTTGATTGAGAAAAAAGGCCTGCTCAAGAAAGAAGGCAACAGCCTGGTGTTCACCACAAGCCAAGGTGAAATCATCAAGAAGTTCCGCAAAGCATGGGAACGCAACGACGACAACTGTCTTGACACTGTGATGAAAGACTTTGCAAATATTAAGGAAGAGGTAAGTACCGGTGAGGAGGAAGTAGAATGAGTGAAGCAATTGCAGCAGAAATTTGGGGAGAACTCAAGCGATTTGTAAACACAGTCGATCGCCAGGAAGCAGCAGAAACTGTGGTACAGATCTTGATGGACAATGACAGTGACGTTGAAGATATTCGCAACGCTTTCAAAGGCGATTCAGACATCAAACGAGCGCTTACAGCATACCTTGACAACGACAAAGACTACTCAGAAGACGACGAAGAAGAAGATCCCGAAGAAGAAGATTACAACGAAGACGACTGGGAAAACTGATGTCTGGGCCCGAGCGTGACTATTATTGTTCTTACAAGTTTAAGTTTCTAAAAATAGACCTTGAGTCAAAAACTACTTATAACTGTCACGCCGCAGCTCCACATCCAATTGATTTTGATTGGTTAAACAATAATCCAGGACAACTTTTTAATACAGACACAAGTATCAATGAGCGACAACAGATGCTCAACAATCAACGAAATGATAGCTGTGAACAAAATTGCTGGCGTGCTGAGGATTTTGGAGCACAAAGTCCTAGGCTATACCAAGGCGGAGCAAAAAGAACACACGATCAACTGATTACGCACCCCGAAATCATTGATTTGACTGTAGGCGGAGATTGTAATTTAACTTGTAGTTACTGTTGCAAAGAATTTAGTAGTGCCTGGCGTAGAGATATTGTAAACAACGGAGATTACAATATCTCTGAATCAGACGAACGATTTCGTGCAACTAATAAAGATCGAGTGTTGTTAAAAATTAGTCAATCAGAACTAAAGTCTACAACACACTATCGAACTCTATTAGATGAAATTTTTTTAAATTTGTCTAATTTGAAAACATTAGTAGTCACTGGTGGAGAACCTTTGTTAGATAATCAACTGATTGACCTACTGACAAATTTTGCTTTACCAGCATCGCTAAAAATTGAAATGTATACAGGGCTAGGAGTGGGCCTAAGTAGATTTAAAAATTTTATCGATAAATTATCCAAGTTAAAAAATTTATTGCTAATTGTTAGTGCCGAAGGCATTGATCGACATTTGGAATTTAATCGGTACGGCATCAAGTGGAATGAGTTTGACGCTAAAATAAAATTATTAGAGCAATCTGGGATTCAATTTAAATTTCAGTCGCAGCTGAGCAATCTTACTGTGTTTGGATACTCAGAATTTGTAAGATATTTTTCATTGCATCCAATTAATTTAACGTTTGTATACCAACCTCACATGATGGCACCACATGTACTTGATACTGTTAGCAAACAACAAATTCTAAATGACATTTTAACTTTACCAGAACACATGCAACGTGCCATAAACAAATCAATACAAAAACAGCCAACAGAATTGGAACGACTCAATCTTCGAGAATTTCTAATAGAATTTGTGCGTAGGCGTCCGGGGATCGACTTAACTATTTTTCCAGAAAGTTTTTTAAAATGGATGGAGCTAGAACATGTGGTATAGTCGAGTAGTTGCTAGTCTTGGTGCTATTCCAGACTTCATTGCACACTACGAGCGTGAGCTTGATGATGCCAAAAAAGACTGTCGCATTGGCGGCCTGGTAGAAAAAAACATCACAGCACTTCCGGGCATTACCGAGTTTAGATACAACCAGCTGCAAGAAATTGAAGCTGTGTTGAACTATCTTAACATCCAACTGCGCAAGATACGTAGAAAGCATTTCCAAAAGTATCTGGAAGGTTATGCTCGTGCGCTTACCAGTCGCGATGCTGAAAAGTATGTGGATGGTGAAGACGAAGTGATTGATTACGAAACCATAATTAACGAAGTAGCATACCTGCGCAATCGCTGGTTGGGCATTCTTAAGGGAATAGATTCTAAGCAATGGCAAATGGGGCATATTGTACGCCTAAGAACTGCTGGCATGGAAGACATCCAGGTGTAAGTTACTGGTGGTTTTGAGCCTAAGTTGCATAAATAAACATACAGGAGAAAGTATGTTTATAGATAACAAATACTCAAAGTGTTACTACAGTATCATCGAGTGTAGGAAAAAAAATTCAGTAACTGGATATGTTGAACGGCATCATATTGTGCCAAAAAGCCTTGGTGGTAGCAATAAGAAAGAAAACATTGTTGCCCTGACTGCCAGGGAACACTTTATCTGTCACCGCCTCTTGGTTAAAATGACATCTGGAAAAGATAAAATGAAGATGTCCTTTGCTTTAAGAAACATTATTCACAGAGAAAACAGATATCAACAACGTTACAAAATTAGTTCTAGAACTTATGCTGCTATAATCTCAACTACAAAAGCTAATATCTCCAAATATCAGTCTGATAAAAATAATCCGTATTACGGAAAAAAACACTCTGATGAGGTTAGAGAAAAGATGAGAGCCAAAAGGGCGCTTCAAGATCCTCCATTACTAGGCAAGAGTCACTCTGTTGAGACTAAAGAAAAACTTCGCCAAGCAAATAAAAAACAATTTGAAGATCTAGCTCAAATTGAGATGCGTAAAACAAGCACACTAGAGCAAATGAAAGACCCGGTCCGCCGCTATGCAGCTGGCAATGGTAAACGCGGAAAAAAGTGGTACCATTGCCCTGTAACAAAAAAATGCTCTACATTTTTTCCTGACCACGTTCCTCTAGGATACATAGAAGGAAGGATTATTAAAAAATGAAAATTGTACTTTGCACTGGGGGATACGATCCTGTTCATAGTGGGCATATTGCCTATTTCAAAGCAGCCCGCACTCTGGGCGATATGCTGATTGTGGGACTCAATTCAGATGAATGGCTCACACGTAAAAAAGGTCGGCCATTCATGCCCTGGACGGAAAGATTGTGCGTTATAAACAATCTTGCCATGATCAACGAAGTTTACACATTTGACGATGCAGATGGTTCAGCTAAAGAATTTATTAGACAGGTTCGAGCACACTACCCTGACGCAACGTTAGTGTTTGCAAATGGTGGTGATCGTACTGACAAAAACATTCCTGAGATGGATGTGGTAGATAGCAATTTAGAATTTGTGTTTGGTGTAGGTGGCGAAGACAAAAAGAATTCCAGTTCATGGATTCTTGAAGATTGGAAAAAGCCCAAGACACATCGCGCCTGGGGATACTATCGTGTATTACACGAAGTTGGTGCCAACACCAAACTCAAAGAACTCACAGTCATGCCTAAAACTTGTTTGAGCATGCAACGACATGACAAGCGAGCAGAGTTTTGGTTTGTGGCCGAGGGCGAAGCTAAAGTATACACACTGGATTCCAGTACAGATCGAGACGAGAAGGACCACATGACCATACATGAGTCATGTTGGATCAATCGCAACGAGTGGCATCAACTGTGCAACGAAACAGATCAACCACTTAAACTTATTGAAATACAGTTTGGGGAAAATTGTATAGAAGAAGATATCGAGCGCAAATGAAGCCAATTCCTATTTTTGTAGGATATGATCCACGTGAAGCCATTGCATATCATACCTGTGTAAATTCAATCATCCGCAACAGCAGTCAGCCTGTGGCCATTGTGCCTGTGGCACTTAACTTGTTTCGAGAATATAGTGAAACACACACTGACGGCAGCAATCACTTTATCTACACACGGTTCCTTGTGCCATATCTCATGCAATACGAAGGATGGGCTGTCTTCATCGACGGTGACATGATTGTGCGCGGAGACATTGCAGAACTTTGGGACCTGCGACAACTTGATAAAGATGTCATGGTAGTCAAGCACGATTACAAAACACGCCGTACTGAAAAGTACCTTGGCTCTAAAAATGAAGACTATCCGCGCAAGAATTGGTCAAGTGTGATACTGTGGAATTGCAACAGCCACCCCAATAGACGTCTCACACCTGACTTTGTGCAAAAAGCCACTGGTGCTGAATTACACAGATTCACTTGGCTAAATGACGAACGCATAGGCGAACTGCCTAAAGAATGGAATTGGTTGCCCGATGAATACGGTCCAAACCCCGACGCCAAGCTCTTGCACTATACCTTGGGCACTCCATGCTTTCACGAGTTCGCCGACACACCACAAGGCAATGAATGGCATCGGGAACGCATGCTGACAGAGTATTGCCAACAACGAATATGACCGCACTTAACAATCATAACAAATGGTTAAATGGCT